TCGTTCTCGTTAGCCCTTATTGTATCCAAGGGCGTGAGTTTGTCAACGATCATCTGCTGCGTTTCACGGCGCAGCAGGTCTTTTCGCGCTGCGAGAAGACCTTTCAAGTATTCAATATTAAGATTCATCAGGTGGTGATCTTTAGAGCGGGACTCTTCACGCCCTTGTCGGGAACCACGATTCCGCTGCCGAACGCAGAACTGAATTCATTCATAAGATCAGTCATGGGTTCAGCAGTGAACATTACATACGATGCAGGAACAGTAATAGCCTGATCCTTCACCGAAGCCATCCACGGGACGACAGCAATATTTGCACCGCCGCCCTTCGTAGGCACGGGCACAACCATGCACGGATTCTTCAGCGTGTATGCGGTAATCTTTTCGCCTTCAAACTTTTCGGTGACCGATGCAATGAGTTCTTCGCCGGTCTGAACCTTCACGATCTTTATAGCCATGATGTATCCTTTTTGTAAGAGTTACAGTATGTAGTCAAGCAAACAGAGATTCAAGAGTATTTCGTTCTTCGGGACTCCACCCCACCGCATTTGTGATTGCGCGGAGTGGTTCAAGAAATGTCTTTTCAAATTGGAGTTGGCGATTAATGTATTTCTCAAGAGCAAACTCCTTCGGGATGGATGACGGGAATCCAATCACACTTTCGTGAAACGGATTGGGTGTCTTCAAGTAGATGAACTTGATCTTCTCGCCGTCACCGATGGTGCGGTATTTCTTGTCTAGTTTCATCCGCTTTATGTGGTGATTATACAGCAGCGCACCCTTCACGGCAATAGGCGTGGACTTTTTGTATACGGTGCCGCTGTGTGCGTACTCTTCCATTCCAGATACGGATCGGGGAGAAGCCACATCCTCCACAGGCAGGGACATGAATTCCTTCTCCGTTGCCTTCACGAATTGCTGAAGTGTGCCCTCGTCGCGCATGAGGATCATCTCAATCGCAGTCTTCAGTGCCTTGCGGACATACGCAGGAGTGGAGGAACGGGCAGTCTCAATGCCCATGATCTTGAACTTCGGTGTCTTGTAACGAACACCTTCGGAATCCCAAACGGACAACATATACCGCTTCTTTGCCGTCCATACGCCCTGCTCCGCAATCACTTCGCGTCCCATCACCATTTTGTTTGTGTAGGCGTTCATGCAGTCAGCAAGGGTGGCGAACTCCCGCTCAATCTGTGGCTGAATCACCCGCTCACAGAATCCGTTCAGGAAGTCCACCACCCGTTGCGTGTCCCGCTCGCCCTTGAAGGACGAATCCACCACCTTGCCAAGTCTCAAATACACGGAGTCGGTATCAATATACATTACATACACCTCGCCGTCCGTCTTCAGGATGCGGTTGAGAAATCGGTTCAGAGCATCACCGATCCATCGGATGCTCAACTGCCCTGAAAGCGTGATGGCTTCCGCAAGTGCCACATCAAAGAATCTGAAATACTGGTTGCCGATGGCACCGTATGCGGAATTCAACTGAATCTTACGCACCAACTGAAAGTTGTGATACTTGGAAATCTCGTATTCAATCTTTCGCCGCTCGGACTCGGGAGCGTTCTTGTCCAAATCCACAAGCCGCTTCTGTGCTGCAATCATCAGCCCCTTGTAGTGCTTGCGTTCGGCATACATCTTCTCCATCAGTTCGGGAAGGAAGCCCTGCTTGTCCCGCCTGAAAGCAACACCATTTGCGGCTACGCTCACCCCGTCCCGCTTTGCAGCATCAAGATATTCCGCAGGATCAACGAAAGTCTTTACAGGCTCTCCTCCGTTGCGTGACAGCACAGCATCGGGAGTAATGCTGCCACGCGCCCATGAACGGTTCTCCACCTGTGTTTCGGGCGAGATGTTGTACTGCATGATGAGGTGTGGATACAGGGAGTTCAGGTCAAAACTCACCACCCAATCGTGCTTGCCCACGATGGGGTCCATCACATACGCACCCGCGTATTGATCGTCCTTCTTGTGTTCGGTCTTCTGCGGGATCACCATGCCCTTGCTCATCAGGTGGTGGTGGATGATGGCATCCCATGTGCGGACTTGCGAGAACACATCCTCAAAGTTCACCCGTGCCGAATACGCAAGGGCTACAGCCAGTTCCATCAGTTTCAGTTTGGATTCCAAGCGGTCAACGAGCCGCACATCCTGAAGGTTATACTCCATGAACCGCTGAAAGTTCTGCGTGTAGAACTCCTGAATCGTTTCGTATTCCCCATACGACAGTTTTTCCTCACCCAACTCCACCTTGGAAATGTGGTTCAGGGAATACGCTTCCTGCTTCACATAGGTGAAAGTCCTGTACAACTCAAGGTAGTCAAGGGTGGCTACACCGCTAATCACATACGCGGTCTGATCGCGTCCCATGCGGTTCACCACAGTCTCGCGCAGTCTGCCCCACGGCGAGAGGGAGTTTCCCCATCCTTCTTCAAGATAGTTCATCCGTGCCACAAGGTACGGAATGTCAAAGAAACGGATGTTCCATCCTGTCACGATGTCGGGATCAAGGAACTTCCACAGTTCAATGAATCCCGCGAGGAGTTCTCGTTCGTCATCGTAAGGAATGCAGGACACTCCCTCTCCCTCAATATGAAAGTCTCCCAAGCCTAGCACATAGGTCTTGTCACCCATTGAGATCGTGATCGCAATGACTCGCTCCGTGGGAGCGGAGGGCGTGGGAAAACCGCCGTCACACGATGTCTCAATGTCCAAGTTGGCTATGCGGAGGCTGCTGAAGTCATAATCAACTTCATTGGGAAACTCCTTGTAAAGGTATTGGTAAACAAAGTTCGTATTGCCGTAGATTGGATAGTTCCCCACATCCTTGAACTTATCCATGAACTCTCGGGCTTCTCCAATACCGTCAAACTGCACAGGCTGCACAGGCTTGCCGTTGATGGTGGTGAACTCCCCCGCCTCCTTGGACGGAATGTATAGTGTGGGACAGAACGGAACGCGGAGGTGCTGCCTCTGCCCGTTCTTCCATCCACGATACAGGATGTTCTTGCCACGAATGTCAACGGAAGTGTAGAAGTCCATTATCGCTCCACTACGGCAACCCAATCCTGATGCACCATGTCCTTGTCTTCGTGACCCTGCCCCTTGTTCTGTGTACGATCCCAAAGAACACGGTCACCTACGCGAATGTCTTCCGTTAGTTTATCACCGATTGCCACAACCGTAGCCCAAATGTAGCGAGAATTGATTATTTCGTTGTAAACAATTCCTGCCGATGTGGTGGTCTGACCTCCAAGGTGAGACTGCACCCAAATCCATTTTCCAATTGGCTTGAATTTACCCATTTAGAATCTCCTCAAGTGTTTGTGGAACGGCTTCCTTGATCCGTTCCTCTGCGATTTTAACATATTCAGGATTCAGTTCTGTTCCGATGTAGTTGCGTCCATTTTTGAGTGCGACCACAGCAGTGGTGCCGCTGCCTGTGAACGGATCAAACACCGTACCTCCCACTGGGCATCCTGCCAGCACACACGGCTGGATCAGGTTTTCTGGGTACACCGCAAAGTGTGCGCCCTTGTAGCCCTTGGCGTTCACCGTCCACACCGACCGCTTGTTCTTCAGCGGATTCTCTTCCCACTCCTTGCCCTGTAGCCCGTGGTGCTTGAGTTTGGGATCGGTAGTTCCATTTCGCATCTCGGTGCGATCACGGGTTCCCCAATTACGAGCAGGTTCCTTGATTGCTTCGTGATCGTAGTGATAGTGTGGCTTCTTGGAAAGCAAGAAGATGTATTCGTGTGCCTTGGTGCAGCGGTCTTCCACACTCTCAGGCATGGGGTTGGGCTTATTCCAAATGATGTCTTGGCGTAGATACCACCCGTCCGCTTGCAGCGCAAAGGCTACGCGCCACGGAATGCCGATCAAATCCTTGGTCTTCAGCCCCTTCTGATCCTTGCGGTTCGCAGGAACAAAGTCTGAAGGCATTCCGCGCTGACCGCCCTGCGTCTGCGGGGGCGGGGCGCAGTTCTTTGCGCTCATGTACGAGTCGCCAAGGTTCAGCCACAGGGTGCCGTCATCCCGCAGTATACGGCGCACCTCGCGGAACACTTCGGTCATCTTCTGCACATAACCCTCAACGGTGTCCTCCTGACCGATCTCGCTGTCCCCGCCACCGTAGTCGCGGAGTCCGAAATAGGGAGGCGATGTAATGCAAGTGTGGACAACCCCATCAGGCAGTGTCTTCATGCCTGCAATACAGTCTCCGAGAATGATGCGGTGGGTGTTCATGGGATGTCGCCATATCCCATCCCACGCACAAAGAAATGCTCTTCGTGCTGCTGGAAGCCAAAGCACTCCCGTGCGTAGTCAAGAATGATCTGCTTGTCAAACTTGTTACACGAATACACATCAAGGGTAATGAATCGCTTTGGCTCCATTGAGTGAATCTGAATACCGCTCTCAATAAGCGGAACCCATCCGCTGACTCCTGCCTTGTCGGGATACAGTTCTGTGCCGTGATCGGTGGGACCGTGCATCACAACAGGCTGACTCATGCGGGTCATGCCGATCTTGTCCACTACTCGCTCAAGAAAGCGGTAGTGTAGTTCCAAGTCATCTGCTGCTCCTGCGCGACAACTGTACATATCAAGGTAATACGAATATCCGAATGGCTTGCTCATGTCATAAAATCCTCTAGTGTGGGCTTGCTCTTTAGTCGCTTGCCTGTGTTAAGTGCGTCCAAATCGTCTTCACTCAATCCCAATCCTTTAGCGAGTTGTCGCACAAACTCCCATGCGCGTTCAGGACTAACCCGCTCA